GGACTAGCAGTTCTTGGAGCTGTTGAAGTTCCACCTACTCTTCCTCTAGCAACTTTAGAAGCAGATATTCTAGTATTAGCACCAGTCTTAACTCCTCTGGATCCTGCAGATTTAATTGCAGAAACTTTAGAATTAGAGTTAACCATTCCTCCAGTTTTCATTTGCTTAGTAGCTCCTGCAGCTGGTACAGATCCAGATGGTTTTTTAGAAATAGCTTTTTTATACTTACTCTTATAATCCATACCTGGGTTACCTTTAACAATATAACCACCTATTGAAGTAGTGTCACCACCTGATTGCATTCTTCTTCTAACCATACCACCTCTTCTCATTTTATTTTCATCAGCTGCTTTATCTGCAGTACCTTTTGATGCAGGTGTTGGAGCTTCATATGAAGTTTTTCCTGATAACTCATCCTGAATATTCTTATTCATTTCTTTTTCAAATGTCTTTCTAGCAGAATCAGCTTTAACAGTATTTTTATTAACAGAACCTGACTGAAGCTTTTTCATCAAAGCAATATTTGATTTAGCACTTCCATCTGTTAATCCTTGCTTCTTAGCTTCTGACCAACTTGTACCAGTTTTCTGTTGCCATAACTGTGATACTGTTGGTGCTGCTTTTGCAGCAGTTGTTTTTGTTGAAGCTGGTGTAGCTTTTGCTGTTGTTTTAGCAGGAGTACTTTTAGGAGCAGCTTTAGCAGGAGCAGCTTTAGCTGCAGGTTTAGATGTAGAAGCTTTTGCAGGAGTAGCTTTCTTTGAAGTACTTCCAGACTTAACACCAAGTACAGATTTAGCAGCACCCTTTATAGCACCATATGTTTTAGACTTAGATAAATTAGGATCTGCCTTTTGAACTGCATCATCAACTGCTTTAGCTCCTTCCTTAACTTTTGCCTTTGCATATTTACCAGCTGCTACAACACCCTTACCAGCTTCTCTACCTACAGTAGAAGCTCCCATTGGAGAAGCCAATAAAGCTCCTTTACCTAATGTTCCTATAGCTTTTTCAATTGCTTTAGATTTAACAACATCTTTAGCCGCACCTTTTACAGCACCATATACTTTTGATTTGGATAGGTTGGGATCAGCTTTTTGAATAGCATCATCAATGGCTTTTGCACCTTTAGCACCAAGTTTACCTACTGCGGCAGCACCTTTTTCAATATACTTTCCAGGATTACCAATTATATCAGCAGCAGTAACTCCAGCTTTAATGGCTTTTTTACCATACTTAGCTGCTGTATTATATGCTTTATCAATACCCTTTGAAACATTCTTGGTAGTACTTTTTACCGCACCATATGATTTTGATTTAGAAAGATATGGATCTTTCTTTTGTATCTTATCATCAATAGCTTTTGCTGCACTATAGAATGTTGACTTACTCCCCCCTTTAGAGGGAGTAGCCTTTTTAGTTGTTGTCTTTTTTTTAGAAGTTGCCATTTTATTTAATATTTACGAATTCCAAAGTTTCTCAACAGATGATGTAAGATCTTTAAGAACATCCTCATTAAGTGGGTTCTTCAAGTACTCTACAACATCAGCCACATTTCTACCAAGTAAGCTATTAGACTTAGCATGGTAAATATGACCATCTGCCTTATTAATAATATACTTAAAAAATACGGAATCACGAACAACTGATTTAATTTTTAGTGTTTCCATATCCATATTTACTGCATCCATGAAAGATTTTGCTGCTCTTTCTTTGTTGCTTTCTCCTCCTTCACCATTTATGTACATATCCATGTTTTCATAAATGACATCATTTGGAGTATGTTTTCTATACTGTGTGCTATTAATATCTACTACTTTAGCAACATAGAATAGTTTTGTACTGTTCTTGTCAAATAACTTCTGTAATTCAGAAAGTGCTTTGTTACGCATTTTCTTGTACTCAGTTCTAACCATTACAGTTTCTTCTTCTTTATCTAAATAAAATTTAGGCGGTTTAGCTTTTGATCTTGCATCTTCATAGCTCTTTGCTACAATTGAAAATCCTCCAGCTTCAATAGCATAAATTTTAATTCTATCAAAAGGATCTTTTGGATCAAGATAAACTGGCTCATTGCCACACTTTAAGTCTATCTTATTCCAGAAGTCTTTATTATTTGGATTAAGTAATTTTACTTTATTCCAAAAATCTTTGTCTTCAATTTCTACAACATTTGCTGCTAGTTCTCTTTCTAGCTCAGCAACTGCTGTTCTAATTTCTCTGACCTTAGCTTCTTTTTGATCTGTAGGTAAAGTTCTAATCTCAGGTGCAAATTCATTTAAACCTGTGATATATCTAATTACTCCATTAACCTCTAAACAAGCTAATTGCTCATGGTGCTTAACACCATCAAATAATACCTGTTGGTAATTCTCTAATCCCATGTTAGAAGAATTACTATCAAAGAACGTTCTAATAGCTATGGCTGTTTTTCTGCTGGTGGCAGCCTTATTAATTTCCACCATTGTAAATCCTGAATTTTCCATTTTTTTGTTGGTTTTAAAATTTAAAAATAAGTAAAAAGAGGGAGCTATTACACTCCCTCTCATACTTTGATCTATTATAGAGAGCCTCCAGTGATTGGGTTTCTCATAACAATTTTCAAGACTTTAGTTGGGTCTTTTACCCAAATAGCTGGCATTGTTTGAGACATCATCACACGGTACCCGTTGAATTGTCCAGAAGACTGGAATCCTTGAGTTCTTCCCATGTAGTCCATAGTACCATTTTGGTACCACCACTTCAATTGGTTATCCCAAGAAAGTTTCAACATAAAGATGTTATCATTAGTGTTATCAGTGATATCAAAGATGATAAAGCTATAAGAAGATAATGGGAAACCATCAATGATTGGGTTCTCAATATCATTTGTATGAACATTGTCAAATGCTGGGTTAAGAACAAACTTAACATTTGCCAAGAATGGAATTACATATGAAGTATAAGCAAATCCAAAGTTCAAGTCCATACCTTTACCAGTGATAGCACCAATATCAGCAGCCTGAATTAACAAACCTGAAGAGATAGCTTCTTGCTTGATGGCCTCATTAACCATACGCATACCACCCATACCAGTTTGTACAATAAGAGATCTTTTTGGATCTGGTCCTTGGAACTCAACCTTACCATTGAAGAAGTTATAGATCTCTCCACGGAATAAGTCAAGAGTAAAGTTATTCTTGTTGTATACTCTTTTGAACGCGTTGTTCAACTGTTGCCAAAGTCCAACAGATAATCTGATATCATCTGGACCATCTTGCTTAACTTTACCTCCTTGTCCCCACATTAAGTAAGTCTCAATGTCAGTTGCAATTTTAGAAAGGTGAGCTGCTTCCATGTTTGTCAAGAAAGTTCTAGACAAATCTCCGTTATCAAATGCTTTCTTAACAGCATCTTTACCCATAACTTTAACCATATCCTCTAAAGATGTGATTGATGGGTCTAAAGTGTTTTTATCAAATGTTCTCCAGATCTCAGTTACAGGAACTGTACCATCTGCATTCATACCACCTTTGATCATTAAGTCTGCTCTAGAAGAGATAGAATAATGTACGTGAGCTTCTGCACCACCAACAAAGTTATAGTATTCACGGAAACCAGCTTGAGTGATGATGTCAGAGAATCTTTCACCATACTCACCTCTTGCAGAACCTTTTCTGAATAATCTAGTTCCATTAGCCAAGTACTTGTTATCCAAGTATTTAGTGTTATCATTGTTTACCAACTGTACAGTATAGATATAACCGTCACCTAATGGAAGGATATCCTCATCTGTAATGTACATCTCTACACCATTGTATTTGTCATAAGTGATGATATCACCATGTCCAAATTCTCTGCGGCTAATTTTAATTTTGAAGTTTGATCCATCAACACCTTTGAAAGCATTAAGTGGTTCAATATCTTCAATTACATATGGAAGATCTGTAGAGACAGGAGTCTGCCACTTATACTCTCCACGAGCATTATCAACCATAATTACATTTTTGCCACCAAAGCTAGAAAGCTGGTAAAGCGGCATTTCTACTTTTTGAGCCATAGCCCAAAGGTCTACTGGACCTAAATCCATAGGTTCAGCATCTTTTAACATATTCACTAAGTGATAAGAGTCTACATGCGATGACGCTTGGTAGGCTGTGTCTCTTAGGAATATCCCATTGTTTAAAATTGGAGTTGCCATTTTTATATTTGTTTTATTTGTTACTTAATTAAAATCTTTTAAATAGATTGTTTTTTGTTAATTTTTTAGGTTGTGGTGCAGCAGACGGTCTTCTTGGTTCATCATCATATTGATTATTTCCAGATGATGCAAGTTTTCTAGACTGTTCAGTTTTTAATTGCTTAACTACTTTTTCAGTTGCTTGCTTACTACCTTGTTCTCTAACTCTGTTTTTATAACCATTTGGATCAGCAAGTAACCAAAGTGCTTCAGCAATAAGGTCATGTCTTGGTTCTACAAACTGATACTTCTCTAGCAAGTGTCCAAGTAAGTTTGTAGGTCTTCCTGATATTGAAGGATAATTAGGTTGAACTAATCCTGAGTAAAGCATGCTTTGAATTTTTTTATCAAGTTTAACTCCTCCAATTTCTCCTCCTACAAGTGTATTGTATACATTATCAGTATACATTTTTGCTTGTTTTTCTTGTTGTTCTTTTTTAGTTTCTTGTTCTGCTAATTGACGTGCAACAATTTCTTCTTGCATTCTATCAAGTTTAGGTTTAAACTGATTTGCTTTTTGATCAAGTTTCCCTAAATCTGACCAGTCGGTTATCTCTGCTTCAATTTCTTCTGGTGTACCAAATCCTGTTGCATATAAATATTGACGTGCAATTTCAGCTTGGTCATATTCATTTGTAGGATCTAATTGAATCATTTCCTCTACTTGTGCAAGAGTTCTAAATAACCCTTTTAAATCTTGTCCACCATCAGCTACATATTTAGCAGCAATTTGAAGTTCTTCAGGTAATGCATTAAAGAATTCTTTTGGAGTACTTTCTCTAATTTTATTTTCTCTTTCTTGAAAATTAGCTTCAAACAATTCTCTAAAATCTTTAGTAGTATAATCTTCTAAAGCTTTATCATCATCAAATCCTACAAGACTACCTTCTTCAATCATTTTTTGTGCTAGTTCATATAGTCCAGATTTATCAACCTTTGGTCTACCTTTATTACCAGCATCTTCTTCTAGTGAAATTAGATTATCTAACTCAGCAATAGTTTCTTCAACTTCTTTTTTCTCTTCTGGTGTTGTAATACCAGGCTTTTCAATGAACGATAAATCTACAGTATTGTCATTAGAAAATACTGTTTTTACTTTTTCTTCTTCTTTGTCTGTACCAGGTAGCATAATACTTTCTGCTCCTGGTGTTCCAAAGAGTTCATCCAAGTTTACATCTACTTGAGCTACCGTTGTAGTATCAGATGTAACATTGTTTTCATTAGGATCTAACATGTTGTTGGTTTTTTGTTTGTTACTTAATTTAATATAGGCAAAATTGTTGAAATAAACTTATTAAATTTAAAAGAACAAAAGTTTTTTGTGCATTATATAGCTAAACTACTTTTTTTTCTTTGCAGGTTCTTTTTTATCAAACTTATTTTTATTCTCTTTTGCAATTTGTAATTGTTTATCTGCTACTTCTTTTTGAGCTTGAATTTTTTCTCTTTCAATTTCATTCTTATCTCTTTGTAACATGTTTCTATTAGTTTCTTTCATTCTTTCTAATTGAGTCTGTTCTTGATATTGTTCAGTTTGACGTATATCTTTCATTGCATCTTGGTAATCAGATTGTTGATTTATATCAAGATCTACTCCTGCTCCATATCCTGCAGCTCTAATTTCAGCAACTAAAATATCTCTTTGTCTATTTTTTTCTGCTTGCATAGAATCATAATCAAGTTTCATTTTTTCTTGTTCAGCTTGAGCTTGAAGTTGTTGTTCTTGCATTTGTTGTTGCTGTTGCATTTCTTGCTGCTTAATCATATTTACTTTTTCTTCTGAACTCTTAAGTACATTATTTAATTGAGCAATTGAGTCTGACTGAATTACTTTACCAAGATCATATATACTTGCTCCAGTAGTATTATTATTTAAAGCCATAGATTTTAGTTGTTCTAAAATTGCTCTATGATTAGCTGTAGTAGATGCAAAAATATTAAGATCTCTCATTAATAAATCAGTACCATTAATTTCAAAATTAACTTTTTCATCTGCTGAAGTCATATACTGTAACCTTAAAGAAGGTTTTGTTGAGTGATAATATTGAGCTAAGTCTGTACGCATTTGATGTACTCTAGGCATTAAATAATCACAGTGTTGTATAAAGTATACTTCAGTTTGTGCATATGATGCTGACACAGCTTGTTCAACTCCGGTAGCTGTAGTTTGAGATAGTTGCTGTCCCATTCTTTGTGGGTTAACACCTATTACTTCATAAGCTTGTTGTTTAAAATAATTAGCTAACTGTATTCTAGACATAAGTCTATTAGTTTGTTCAAGATCTATTTTTTGAAAATGCTGAAAGTTTAATGCATTTTCTGTATTAGTAATAGAAGTATCTAATGGCAGCATCTGAAAATTCTTCATTGCTACATATGCTTTAGCTAAATTATTTTTACCCCAGTCTTCACCCATTGAGTGTCTTGGTAATGCATTCTGATCTAAAAGAATTACTGTACCTAATTCATCAACAAGAATATCTGCTATTTGATTATTTACAATATTATATGCAATCTGGTATGGCTTCATTAAATCTAATAAAGCTGTAGACTTAGTATTTCTGTCTGAGAAAATTGCACCTTCTACTGGAAGTTTACAACCATATAGACTATTATCTCCTTTAAATTGAAATCTTAATGGTCCAATTTTATTTTTATCTACACCAATATATATAGGAGTAAAGCCTCCAGGATTATTCATACCCCAAAAAGATGGAACATTAGGTCCAATTTTTACACCACCCCAAACTTCATTAATCCAAATCCAATCAATATGCTCTCCAAATATTAAATTATCTTTTGTTTTATTTTTAAATAATCTTGTATCATATATGGCTTTATCTGTAATTTTAAAATCTTCAGTAATTATTTCTACTGTAACTTCACCATTATCAGCAACTTTAGTTAAGTGACCTACTTTTCTTTGTGATTTCCAATAACTGGTTGATACTCTTAAAAGATATGCCGTCCCAGCTACATTGTAATCTTCTCCTTCAGCTAAAATTTGTGAAATAACATCTCCACCTTCAATAACAGAACCTGCTACCATTGATGTATATTGTCTGTATGCTAATGATGGTAAATTAGTATTCCACTCATGTGTTTTAGTAGCATCATAATAAGAACCATCATTTTGTTGACCACCAATATTATAACCTGCAGATCTAATAGGATAAATAGCTTCAAGTGCTTCTAGTTGTTCTTCTGTCATTAAGTATCCATACTTATCAATAACATCAGCTACAGTAAACATATCTGTTTTACCAACCCAATTTGCTTGAGAAATATATCTTGCATCCGGAGACTTATGATAGAATGTAAGTACAGGATTCCATAATTCTACTTCATAGTCATCATCCATCATTCTCATATGCCAGAATTCTCTATCTGTAATAAGTGAATCACGGAAAGCTCTTTCTTCAAGTTCATCAATTCTAAATCTTTCTACATCTACTTTGTGCTGGTGATCTGCCCATTGCTCAATCATAGATCTATAATCTTTTTTATAAAAACTTTCAATTTCTGGTAAAGTTTTAAGATTCTCAGGACTTAATTGTTGTTGTGCTTCTTCAGATTCAGGATCTAATCCTTGCTTCATTAAAGATGCTTGAATTTTTATTGATGCATCACTCATTAATACTTCTTCTACAGCAGCTCTTTTTTGTTCCATCATCTCATTATATGAGAATTCATCTACTGCTCTGTATGTAAGTTTAGTTGATCTTTTAGCAAATTCAGCTACTAAAACATTAATTACATTAGGTATGATTGGATAAAACTTTAACTCAAGTGCAGAATAATCTTCTTTAGTTAATGTCTCTACTATGTCTCTCATTTCATTATCTTCTTCAATAATGTAATCAGACTTATCTATAATACCTTTTGCAAGTTTATAGTTCTTCATTAGTCTTCTAGCATTTTTACGTATTTGCTTAAGACCATTCCACTCTAACCAATCCAGATTCCAAGCAGCCCATTCCTGATCTTTATCTTTTTTTGGAATAAATTGAAGAGGTTGAGTAATACTACCCATTCTATTGTGCTGAACTTTAGCTCCTTTTTTGAGCTGCATTGCGTTAAATACTTGCATAGTTTTTATTTAAAATTTTTAAATGGAGATCTTTTAATTGTTTGGCCACCACTTCTTAAAACATTACCCATATGACGGAAGGGACTATGAGATAATTTAAACAAATTATCTGACTTTTGCAAGTTTTTAGCTGCATCATCCATGACAGTTCTTTTAAGAAGTCCTATATTAGAGTGTTGAATTTTCATAAAAGCAACTAATGCTGAAAAAGCAACTAGTCTATCCACATTGAGTCCTTCAGAGTAAGCTTTCATTTCTTTAAGCAACATTGGATCAGGAATGCGTTCTATACCATATGTTGTTTTTACTATTGTACCATCTTCTTTTGTTACAGTATCTAACTCTTCTCTAGTATATTCAATAACATAACTTAAAAGATGTGACTTAAATAACACTCCAGTATTTTTCCATCCATACTCTTGAAATACATTTGCATTAGCTCCAAGATCTTTTAAAAATAGGATTTGATTTTTAGGTACAAGATATCTTTGTTTTTTTCTAGATATCATATATTGGATAAATAAAGAAATGTTATTCTCTATTACTGTTAATGCATTATACCATTCTATAATTAGTTCTAGTCTCTCATGTGTTTTTTTAATATCATCAAATCTTCCACACCATGCTGCTACTATTTTGTCTTGTTCTATATAGTTTTCAACTTCAACTCCTGTATGTTTATTTACTAGAATTGGAGCTTTCATTACATAAATAGAGCACAATGAATCTGATGTTGTTGTTTTACCTTCTGACACGGGGTCAATTGAAGCATAGTACATTCTAAAATCTGGATCTTTTACAGGTCTTTCCCATAC